AGTTGGTGAACTTTGTTTTGGATGGTACTTTAAGTGGATCTAGGACTCTCACTATGGGTGCTTATGATCTTAATTTAGCTAGTACTACAGCAGGTCAACAAGTTAAGTTTTCACAAAACGTTGAAGTAGAAGGACAAGGTTTTACAGAACTTCATGCTCAAACTTCTAATGATTTACAGTTCAATTGGAATAATGGTAATGTTCAAACAGCTACGGGTCTTACTGGTTCACATACTTTTACAGCACAAAATCCTAAAGCTGGTGCTACTTATATTATAACACTAGCACAAACCGGTACAGTAACTGCAACTTGGACAGGAGTAAAATGGCCTGCGGCTACAGCTCCAACACTTAGTGGTACTGGTAAAACAGATGTAGTAACCCTAATATGCTATGACGCCACAGGAGCTGGCTTATACTACGGTTCCGCAACTTTAGATTTAGCATAAATTAAAATATAATATATGTTTCCATTTCCTTTTAGTTATTTGCCCGGTGGAGTTGCAATTCCTACTGAGTTTATATTTGAAGTTAACGCTACTATAGGTGACACAATAGATTTAACAACTAAAAATGATGCTCTCGCAGCTGATTTTATAATAAACTGGGGTGAAGGCGCTAATGAAACGGTTAACGCAACTACAGCTAGCCATACTTACGCTAGTGCAGGTACTAAAGTTATAAAAATAAATATAGCAGGCACTAGTACTCCAGTAAATAATTTTAACGTATTAGCTACTAACGAAGGTAGGTCTATGGTTACTAAGATAAGTAATTGGGGAAATACTGAGTGGTATAGTCTTAAATCTGGTTTTACTTCATGTACAAACTTAACGGTAATAGCGAGTGAAACTGAACTACTCACCGCTTCTAATGCCACCGAACTATTTTATGCTACTTTTCAAAATTGCACAGGTTTAACAGAGGCTGATATGTCTAATTGGGCAACTAATAATATTGTTTGGTATTTACGCTCAACCTTCCACGGTTGCACAAATATTGCTTTAGTGAAAGCCCCTGCCTCAAATGTGATGCCACTTAATTATTTTGGTACTTCTGACTCTCAAGCTATTGCTAATTCCGCTTTTAGTTCTGTGGGTACAACAACAGCAAATGGTGCTACTTTTGAGTTTGGAAGTTTAGATTTTTCTACTGCTACTATAACAAAATTTGGAGCTTGTTTTTCTAATTGTAAAATAAACGGTAACACCTCTGATTTTAGCAATTGGGTGTTTGATTCTAGTGTCACTTCTTTACAAAATCTTTTTTATTTTGCAGATGTTGTTGGTACAAACCCTACTTTAGATATATCTGGATGGACAACTTTCCAAGGTAGTGACTTAAGAGCGATGTTTAGAGGTCTTAATGCTGGTACTGCGCTTAATAATCTTACTCTTAATGTTTCAAACTTAAACGTTTCAAATGTTAACAGTATGTATCTGTTCATGGGACACACTTACAGTGACAATTATGTTGAGAATATTATTGGCTTAAGTACTTGGGGAGCAACCGCTGGCGCGGTTAATATGGGCTATGCTTTCGCTCATACTAAATATTTAAAGCTGACAGCTCTTGATAATTTTTCAGATGCTTTTATGAACAGTTTAACACCTAGTAATTTTAACTACACATTTGCAGCTTTAGGATTTGGTTTAGCTTCTGGTTTTGGAGAACCACCTAACTTTGCAAGCTTAGATTTATCAAGCGCAACTACTGTAGAAAGTTGTTTTTCAACTGCTAAATTTTCAACTTTACCTGATTTTAGTAGTGTTACTTTTCCAACGGCGGCAGTTAGTTATAAAACTTGGATGAAAAACATAGAAGTTGGATCAGTTATTGCACATTTTGATTTGTCTAGTAAAACTTTTAAACCTACTGATTTATCAAGAGGTTTTGAAGGCTTTAAAGCAGCTAATAAAATAACGTTACCAAGTGGTGCTAGTTCTTTTTCTTCATTATTAACTAACATGAGTTATGCTTTTTATAACGGTGGAGGCGTCGGTAATGAACTAGAAGTCATATTACCTACAGATGCTGATTATAGTAGTGTGACAAATTGGTTAAATGCTTTTAATGGTTTAAATGGGCCAGGAAGTGACACTTTAACTACTTGCGTCGGAGACACTTTAATTAGAAGACTTCATGCTACTAGTTTAAACACCAACCAACAAGCATTAAACTTAGTTGATACAAAACTTACCGGTTCACCTTCTGTTGTTGATTCCAACGTTACTGCGTTAGAAGCCACTGGATGGACAATAACTAGTAACGCTGTAGATGCAGTTATGCCGTTTGTGTATGCAACTCCTGTTTATCAAAATATATCAACTACACCAACTGGTAGTTTTACAGGTGGAACATTCTCAAGTAGTGATCCTACTAATGCTGCTGTTAATGCTACGACAGGTGAAGTTACTTCATCTATTATTGGTGATGTAACTATTACATATACTCTTGCAGATGGATGTTACAACCAACAAGCTTTATCGTTTTTAGCAGATCCTAGAACAGTAGACAATGCATATTCTATGGTGTTCGATGGTACAAATGATTACGTTGACATCACTCCAGCTACGACTATAACTGGTAGTGCAAGTTTATCTTTGTGGTTTAAGACTTCTTCAGCAGCAGCTTATCAAAATCTTGTTGGTTCTGGTGGTGGTTCATATCCCGGTATGTGTAGATATTTAACTGTAAAATCTGGAAAATTAAATAACTACGTTACAGGTGTTGGTTGGATTGAGTTAGATTCAACAGCAGTGAATGATGGAAACTGGCATCATTTAGTTTTTACTTATGATTCCACTACAACAGGTGGACCACAAAGAGGTACTTTTAAAGCGTATATTGATGGTTCTTTAACAAAAACATATGACATGAATGGAAGTACTGAAGATTGGTCATCTAATTCTCTTGCTACAATTGGTAATTATAGTTCAGGCGTGGGTAGATGGTTTAATGGTGATATGGATGAGGTAGCAATATGGGATATTATTTTATCACCAACTGAAGTTCAAGACATTTACGACTTCACTAGTACAGGTAAAACAGGAAATTTAAATTATTTAACAACAACACCACCTACAAAGTGGTATAGAATGGGAGATTAATATGAGTACAGAATTTTTCAACGATCAATGGCGTATACCAAGCGACGAAAATCAAAATAAGGTTTCTAACTATTCTATGAATTTTGATGGGACTAGTGATAATATTGATATCGGTCAAATAGACATAACTGGAACTAAAAGTGTTGCATTTTGGATTTACCCAACCGCGAGTGGTGATGATGGTGCTCTTTTTACAATGGTTCCTTCAGGTGGTACTTCTGATTTGTTAAGTATTGGACTTTGGCAATCTAATATTCAAGCTCTTACCGAACTCGGAGTTAAACAAAGAAGTTTACAAACTATATCTATTAACACTTGGTATCATGTAGTAGTTATAAAAGCAACTAACTCAATAACAAATATATATATCGATGGAGTTGATCAAACTCTAGATGGACTTGGAAGTTGGAATGGAACACCAGCTAATCCACAATCAAAAATTGGTGAAGCTACTTATGTGGCAGATTATAATTTCACAGGTAATATAGACCAAGTATGCGTTTTTGATTATGCGCTTTCAGCAACTCAAGTTTCTACTCTTTATGGTGGTGGAACTACTGTAGTAAATCCAATGACATTAAATCCTAAACCTGTAGCTTACTACCAATTAGGTGATCAATCAGCAGATAACGGAGCTAATTATTTATCACCAAATGGCAGTTTACAAGATTATGTTTTTTCATTTTCAAGTAGCACAGTAACTCTTGGTAGTGAAATAGTATTAGCACAAAGTCAAACAATTTCTTTTTGGGCTAAATTTAACGTTGTATCAGGAACACAATTTGCAATACCTATTTCCGCGGCTGCAGGAAATTGGTTTCCTTTACTGGGTGTAAATGGATCTGGAAATTTTTTACTTTATTTCTCAAGCCCAACGAATGGTGGAGTAAACCCCGGTACTTCAACTCCATTTCTTCCTGATGTTTGGTATAATATAGTAAGTACAAATGATGCTTCAACATTAAATGCATATATTAACGGGGTAAATGTTTATGCTGGTGGTGCTGGTTCAGCTAGGGAGGATATTAAGATTTCAGTTATTGGAGCTAGAGCAATTGGAGGCTTTAATGTTAATGGATATATGTCTAATGTAGCTGTTTGGAATGGAACTACTTTAAGTGGTACTGAAATTACAGAAATATATAATAACGGATCTCCACTTGATTTAACTACTTTTTCTGGAACTGCTCCTAGTAATTGGTATAAGTTTAACGCTCAAGATACTTTTGACGGTACTAATTGGACAATAAAAGATTATGGTTCTGGTGGTAATGATGGAACGAGTGCTGGTATGACTTCAGCAAACTTAGTTCAAAGCGACTTACAATCCACTTCTGGTTATAGTCCTTATGCTTTAGATTTTGATGGAGTTGATGATTATCTAGACTTTACAACTACCGAATTTCTAAACAGTGGAAAAGCTTCATTTTCTTTTTGGATAAAACCTGAAACTTACTCTGGTACTAACTATGGATATTTCTTTTCTGGTGCGGCTGCTTCTAATACTGGTATAGCATATAGCGAAGGAAGTAGCACTGGTTCTTATTATCCTGGAGTATTATATTGGTATAATGGAAGTGGTCCTATTATTCTAGACGTTGTGGTTACTCAAAATGTATGGAATCATATTGTTATAGTATTTGATGGTACTTCACTAAAAACTTATAAAGATGGAAGTTTAGGAACTACTAAAACAATAACAGCCGCTACAACACTAGCATATGATACAATAGGAAGATACAAACCTACAACTACACATTACGTTAATGGTGACATTTCTAACATTGCAGTATGGGGTGGTACTGCTTTAAGTGCTGCTGAAGTTACAGAAGTATATAATCAAGGTGTTCCATCTAACTTAAACACTTTTTCTGGAACTGCCCCTACAGTTTGGTGGCAGTTAGGTTCTAATAGTTCTTTTAATACTAACTGGACTTGTTTAGACGAAATTGGAACTAATAATGGAACATCTGTAAACATGACAAATGATGACATTACAAATGGTCCTGGGTATTCAGCAAATGGTTTAGGAACGAGTTCAATAGTTATTAAAGGAGATGCACCATATAGTACATCAAATGCATTATCTGAGAATATGGATGTATTAGATAGAACAACAGATATACCAAGTTAAAATATTAAAATAAAAAAAATGAATAATAAAAGTTATATAGTAATTGAGTTAAGTAATACAAACTTAGTTTTATTCTCTCAAGTTGACCAGAATAGCGCACAATCAATGAGAAGAAATTTAGCAAATACTCAAGGGTTATTAAGCTATACAGTGACTCCTAGTTTTGTTACAGATGGTAGTTTACCGATAGTAGGGAGCGTGATGAATCAAACAGAAGCTTTAACTTTGATGGCGACTACGGAATGGACAGATCCTAACGTGGGACCTTAAAGTAAAAAGTTAGTTATACAGATAAATGTAAAAAAAAATTATGAGTGGTAATATTCCTATAGACAACCCTGCTGTTAGAACTTATTGGATAGCTTATAGCGATAGTTCAGAACAAGATGTCGAAGGCTTTGGATACGTAGACCCACAACAAAAGCTTTATTGCAAGTGGTTTATAGATGAAACTATAGATGAAGATGAATGGATAGCTGAATTAGCTAAACATGGTATAGACCCATCTCCACCAGATCCGCCAGTAGAAGAAGAATAACAAAAAAAACAATAAAATCAAATCAAATGAAAATTAAAGAAGAAGAATTAAAATTAATTCAAGAACAACAAAAACAATTGAACGAATTAGTTCAAAATATAGGTTTGTTAGAAAGCCAGAAACATGGATTACTTCATGAAATAGCTGGAGCTAATAAAGAAATAGAAGATTACAAAGAAATATTAGAGGCTGAATATGGAGCTATTAATATTAATCTTGAGGATGGTACTTATACTAAGATAGAGAAAGAAGATGTCAAAAGTAATAAGGAAGATTAGTATAGGTTCTGATTACAAGAACGATGCAATGCATTATTCTACTGGTCAAGAAGTATACGGCGGTCATACTATTAGTGATATTTTATTTGAAGACGAAGATCAATCATATAATATTTTTATAACTAAAAATAATGAAGTCTTACCTTGGAAAAAGTTTAATGCTAATATGTCAATTTCTGTAGAGTACGATCTTAAGTATTAGTGAAAAGTTTATATTACTTTATTGTCAAGCCGTTAAACGAGAGGTATGACAACGTGAGAAGAGTAGCTAATACTGATCTTATTATCAATAGTGGTATTGAAGATCATAGATTTATTAGTAAAAAAGCTGTAGTAGTTTCAACACCTGCAGCTTATGATACTGAGATAAATATAGGGGATGAGCTCTATATCCATCACAACATATTTAGAAGATGGTATGATCAAAAAGGTAGAGAACGAAATAGTTCAACCTACTTTAAAGATGATTTATATTTTGCTTCACCTGAGCAAATATATATGTATAATTTAAAAACACATTTAGATTATTGCTTTGTAAAACCACTTAAAAACCAAAGTTTCTTAGAGAATAGAAAAGAACAACCTAATGTTGGAATAGTAAAATATTCTAATAAGTCCTTAGAAGCTCTAGGAATCACACCTGAAACACTTATTACGTTTACACCTAACTCTGAGTTTGAGTTTATTATAGAAGGTGAACGACTTTATTGTATGAAATCTAATGATATAGCTTTAACTCATGAATACCAAGGAAACGAAGAAGAAAATAATCCAAGCTGGGCAAAAGGCAGTTGAGGAACTTATTAAGGTAGCAAAAGAAAAGATTGTTGACTCAGACGATGATGTAAGCGCTGATAGATTAAAAAATGCTGCCGCAACAAAGAAACTTGCTATATTTGATGCTTTTGAAATACTTAATCGTATACAGGAAGAAGAAGATATACTAAATGAAAAACCTAAAGAAGTTAAAGAACAAAAAACTTTTAAAGGTTTTGCGGAAGGGAGAAGTAAGTGAGTTACAAACAAACCCTCTGGAAAGAAATTAAGGATGTTGTAAATCCTAAGATATTAGCTAAAAACAATAGGTTTAAAAAATGGGAGTATGGATATAACTCTGATTATGATTTTATAGTAATAAGTAAAACTGGAAAAATTGGACAAATCATTGAAATACAGGATCTCAGGATTGCTTTACCAGCAACAAATCAACCGTTTAAACGAAGCAAAGAAAAAGCGGAACAATATTGGGAAAAACAAGAATATCCAAAAGAACTAAATAGAATTAAAAGTAGGTTTGATTGGGAGGAATACCCATCAGATTTTAAAGAAAAGTGGTACGATTATATAGATGAAGAATTTACTAGACGAGAACAAGGATTTTGGTTTTATAACAATGGTGTTGCTACTTACATTACTGGCACTCATTACATGTACTTGCAATGGTCAAAGATTGACGTTGGAGCACCAGACTATAGAGAAGCCAATAGATTATTCTTTATATTTTGGGAAGCGTGTAAAGCAGATAACAGATGTTACGGGATGTGCTACCTTAAGAACAGACGATCTGGATTTTCATTTATGTCCTCGGCAGAACTTGTTAACCAAGCAACCATATCAAGTGACTCCCGATTTGGTATACTCTCTAAATCTGGATCAGATGCTAAAAAAATGTTTACAGATAAAGTCGTCCCAATTTCCGTTAACTATCCGTTTTTCTTCAAACCGATCCAAGACGGTATGGATCGTCCTAAAACCGAATTGGCATACAGAGTCCCAGCTTCAAAACTTACTAGAAGAAAGCTTGAAAGTAATGAACAACTAAGGGAGTTAGATGGACTTGATACAACTATTGATTGGAAAAATACTGGTGATAACTCTTATGATGGTGAAAAGCTAAAATTATTAGCTCATGATGAAAGTGGTAAATGGGAAAGACCTGATAATATATTAAACAACTGGAGAGTTACAAAGACTACATTAAGACTAGGATCTAGAATCGTGGGAAAATGTATGATGGGCTCAACATCAAATGCTTTAGACAAAGGTGGAGACAACTTCAAAAAATTATACTATAATTCAGACGTTACAAAAAGAAATAGAAATGGACAGACTTCTTCTGGACTCTATTCTTTGTTCGTCCCTATGGAATGGAACTACGAAGGATTCATGGATTCTTACGGATCACCTGTTTTCATTAGAGAAAAAGATACAGTCAAAGGAATCGACGGTTTTGAAATTGAAACAGGCGTTATTGAACACTGGGAAAACGAGGTTGAAGGCTTAAAGTCAGATCAAGATAGTTTAAACGAATACTACAGACAGTTTCCAAGAACTGAACAACACGCTTTTAGAGATGAAACTAAATCTTCTTTATTTAATTTAACAAAAATCTATGAGCAAATAGATTATAATGAAGAAACTAATAATAAAACAGCTGTAACTGTAGGGGGTTTCTCTTGGGAAAACGGTATTAAAGATTCTAAAGTTATATTCACACCTCATAAAGATGGAAGATTTAAAATAAGTTGGGTACCACCTGTTAATATTCAAAATAGAGTTATTAATAAAAATGGAGGTAAATACCCAGCCAATGAGCACCTTGGTGCTTTTGGTTGTGATAGTTATGATATTAGTGGAACAGTAGACGGTAAAGGTTCTAATGGAGCTTTACATGGTTTAACTAAGTTTTCAATGGAAGATGCACCACCTAATCATTTCTTTTTAGAATATATATCAAGACCACAGACAGCTGAAATATTCTTTGAAGATGTTTTAATGGCTTGTGTATTTTATGGTATGCCAATACTAGCTGAAAATAACAAACCTAGATTATTGTATTATTTTAAACGTAGAGGTTATAGAGGCTTTTCAATGAACCGCCCTGATAAAGTATGGAACAAGCTTTCAATCACTGAAAGAGAAATAGGTGGAATACCTAACTCAAGCGAAGATATTAAACAATCACATGCTGCAGCTATAGAATCTTACATAGAAGAATATGTTGGATACAGCGAATTAGGTCATGGAGACATGTATCATCAAAAAACATTAGAAGACTGGGCTAAGTTCAATATAAACAATAGAACAAAGCACGATGCTTCAATAAGTTCAGGTTTAGCCATTATGGCTTGTAATAAAAACAGGTATAGACCTGTAGCTATTAGACAAAAAAAATCTATAAACTTAGGTATTAAAAAATATGATAACACAGGTTATAATTCAAAAATAAAATAAATGATAAATACTAATTACAATAGTTCTTTTCCAGATCAGGTAGTACCAGATGCAGAAAAAGCTACTTATGAGTATGGTTTGCAGGTGGGTAGAGCTATAGAGTCTGAATGGTTTACTAATGACAATGGCTTTACAGGCAGATTTGGTAATAATTATAATTCTTTTCACAACTTAAGATTATATGCAAGAGGAGAGCAATCTGTACAAAAATATAAAGATGAACTTTCTATTAATGGTGATTTATCTTATTTGAATTTAGACTGGAAACCTGTACCGGTAATTCCTAAGTTTGTTGACATAGTTGTTAATGGTATGTCTCAAAGAAATTATGAAATAAAAGCTTATGCTCAAGATCCTGAATCATTAGTTAAGAGAACTGCATACGCAGAAGCTTTAATGAGAGACATGAGACAAAAAGATCTTATAAATCAAATAAGTCAAATGACTGGTATGGATGTTTCTAAATCTCAAGGTAAAGGTTTAGAAATGGAGAGTGAAGAAGATATAGAACTTCACATGCAGATGAGTTATAAAGAATCTATTGAAGTAGCAGAAGAAGAAGTAATAAATAATGTATTAGCTAATAATAAATATGATTTAATTAGAAGAAGGTTAAATTATGATTTAACTGTATTAGGTATATCTTGTGTTAAAACTGATTTTAACAGATCTGAAGGGGTTACATTAAACTATGTTGATCCAGCTAGTTTAGTCTATTCTTATAGTGAAGATCCTAATTTTGAAGATTTATATTACGTAGGTGAAGTTAAATCAATTAG